TTACTAGATTTACTTATCAAAATAGATACAAACCCAAGCCATTTAATAGAATACGAAAAACATTTAAAAAATGCTTATAAATTAGGTGCAAGAATAAGTTTAGAGCATTATATGGTTTATCGTGAATGGGATGAACCTGAAAAAGATAAATTTTTTGAGCCTAGATATAACATACTCGTAGGGTATATTCATTATTTACAAGAACTTGAATGTAACCCAGACTTTTTAACACTTGTTTTTAATGCCCCATCAGGTTATGGTAAAACATACCCTAAAAAGGTGAGTGAAGGTTGGAGTTTTGGCTTCAACGACACAGGGGCTTTTCTATCTTTATGTTCTAACGATGATGTTGTTAAAAGTGGTTCAAGAACTGTTATAGATGAAATAAAAAGTGAGCCATTTGGAGAGGTATTTCCAAATTTAAAATGGAATGAGAACGATAAAGACTTTTTCCTTAAAGAAACTGATGAAAAGTGGAAATTAAAAAATTGCAAATTGCCGTTTAGTTATTATGCTAAAACAACTCAAGCAAATGTAGTTGGTTCTCGTGCTAGTAAATCAATTCATATTGACGACCTTTATCCTGATTATAAAGAGGCTATGAACCAAGAATTAAACAAATACTATTACAATAAATCAATTACTGTATGGGAAAAGAGATATGTTCAAAATAAACCACCTAAAGTATGTATAACTGGTACTTTATGGGCTAGTGGAGATTACATCGATTTAAAAATACAACAATTAAAAAGAGAACATACATTTAAACCACATCCTAAATATCCATATACACTAATTAGTGAAGATGGTAGTTGTGCTATTATTCAAGTACCTGCTCTTGATTACGAAACAGGGGAAAGCACTTGTCCTGAACTTAAATCTACACAGGAATTATTAAAAGAAAAAAATAATATGGATGAGTATTTATGGGAAACAAATTTTCAACAAAGACCAACAAACCCTGAAAGTTTAGGCTTTAGTTATGATAAATTAAGACAGTATCGCACAATACCAGAAACCGATTATAAAGGTGCATATAGCGTAATAGATGCTACAAGAAAAAGTGGTAAGGACTTCTTTGCTATGCCTATTTTTAAAAAAGTAGCAACAGATACACTTAATGATTATTATTTAAGAGATGCTTTATTTACACGAACTGCAACTAAAGATATGTACAACGATATAGTAGATAAAATAATAGAACATAATATTATATTACTCGTAATAGAAAGTAACGTAACAAGTGAATTAAAGCAAAACATTGAAAGAATATGCGGAGAAAGAGGAATTACCCCACCTGAAATAATAGAAAAATATAATACAATTCCAAAACCAACAAGAATTGAGAACGAAAAACATATAATTAAGAAGCAACTTGTGTTTCCAGAAAGAGGAATGTATGGGGAAAATACTGCTATGGGCAAATTTATGGGCAATTTAACAACATACAATTCGACAGGGACAAATGCAAATGATGATGCCCCAGATGCTTGTGCTTTATTTGCAAGTGAAATAATTGAAGAAAATAGTCAGCCACAAGTTGCTGAACCATTAGATTTTGTAAGACAATTTATGTAATTGTCTTTTTTGCAATATATTTGTGTATTTTTTACGCAAAATTTACATCATTTTACATATAACTTTGTGTAAATTTGACAAAAAGCAAAAAATATTGTATATTTATACGATAGATAAGGAGTTGATGATTATGCGCACTTATGGGCGTTCAACTATATATGCAAACTATACTGAAAAACAACTTCTTTCAGGGACACAGGAACAAAAAGATGCTAAAGTGTTAGACATTTTAAAAAATAGTATAGGAAATCATGAAAACAATGCCGAAGAAAGTGAGTATTTATATAATTACTTATACGGCGACCAAGACATCAAAAATAAAACAAAATTAACAAGGACTGACATAAACCACACTGGGGTGGAAAATTGGGCTTTTGCATTTATGGATTGGAAAAAAGCATTTTTATTAGGCAAACCAATTCAATATGCACCATTAGACAATGTTGCAAATGAAGAAATTTCGACATTGAATAAGTACAACATTTTTGAGGATAAAGACCAAAAAGACCAAGAACTATATGAGGACATATTTTCTGTTGGTAGAGCATTTAGGTATAACAACCATAGTAATGTAACAGAAGATGATGAAGCCCCATTTGACATTATAAATTTAGATATGTTAAATACAGAGGTAGTATATTCAAGTTCCATTTCTAAAGAACAATTATTAGCATTTGTAGTAACTCAAAAACAATATATAGTACAGGAAGTTAATCCTGAAACAGGTGAAAAAGAAAATAAGCCGAAAAATTATAATGAATATACTGTATATACAAGAAATATGCAATATATAATAAATGACAAAAATGGTAATTTACAAATAATTAATAGAAAGCCAATAGTACAAGATTGTCATTTGATTACTGAATATTATTTTAATAAAAAGAGAATGAGTTTGCTAGAAATATGCAAAGATATATTTGATGATATAAATTATGTAGAAAATCTTGATGAAGATGATATTGAGGGATTTGTAAACTCTATAATGGTATTTACAAACGCAGAAATAAATAAAGAAGGTATGGATGCTATTCAAAAATATGGTGCCGTATCAATTAAATCTACAGACCAAAAGAAAGCATCAGTAGAATTACTACAATCAAGGCTTAAGTCACTAGACACCCAAATATTTTATTTAAGGAAATTAAGTGCTTTACACAGCATATTAAGTGTTCCACAAGCAAATAACAGTGGTGAAATAAGTAATGCCGAAACTGGTAAGGCTTCATTAGTCGGTCAAGGTTTTACGAGTGCAAGTGTAAGAGTTGAGAATGAAGAAAAAGCATTTAAAAAATGTGATAGGAATGCCCTTAAAGTTGTTTTAAGAATTTGCAAAAATGACAAAAATAGTGGTATAAAAAATTTAAAAGTTAGCGACATAGACATAAAGTTTAGTAGAGATTTAAGTGACAACTTACTTGTTAAGACACAGGCTTTAATAAATATGCAAACAGCAAACATACCACCACAGGTTGCTAACGCTGTTGTAGGTTTATTTAGTGACAGTGTTAAAGTGACACGTTTGCAAGAAGCATATATGAAACAAAAATTGTTATTAGAAAATGAAATAAAAAGAGTTCAAAATAACAATAATTTTGAAAAAATAAGTGAACAAAACAATGTTATAGAAGATACAATTTCCAATGAAGAGCAACAAAACTAAAAATATGGGGACAGCAGGTTCGAAACTGTTTACCTGAAACCTTGTTAAGTAAGGTATTACCCATAAAAACATATATTTCTAACAAGGAGAAACAAATATGAAAAACAATTATACAGTTTATATGCACATATTTCCAAATAATAAAATTTATATAGGAATGACAAAAATGAAGCCTAAAGAAAGATGGCACAGTGGATTAGGTTATCACAAAGAACAAACTTTAATGTATAATGCTATTAAAAAATATGGATGGGAAAATGTGAAACATATAATTTTATATGAAAATTTAACAAAAGAAGAAGCCGAGCAAAAAGAAATTGAACTTATTGTTCAATACAAAAGCAACAAAAATGAATATGGCTACAATATTGCTAATGGTGGCAATGGTTCTCATACAGTAAGTGATGCCACAAAACAAAAATTAAAAATTAAAAATGGTGGGGAAAACAATTATTGGTATGGTAAACATTTATCTCAGGAACACAAAAGCAAAATAATTAAAGCAAAAAAAGGCAAAAGATATGGTGGTGCTATATCTTTAATGAAAAAAGTAAGACAATTAGATTTAAACCATAATTTTATATGTGAATTTAATTGTATAAAAGATGCAGAAAGATATACAAACATACCTTATCAAAATATTTCAATGTGTTGTAGAAAAATAATAAAAAAAACTCACAATTATATATTTGAATATGTAGATAATCAAGGGCAATAGCCCTTCTATATCGGCAATTAGAGTATTCGGTAGGTGCAACTCCTACTAGCCGACCTAAAGATATAACATTTGGTTTGCTTACTAATGTTATACATATAAATCTCTAAAAGGTTTGTTAGATACCGTAAAAATCTATCGTTAAGGAGGAGATAATATGACAAGAGATGAGGCAAGAAAAATATTAGGAGAGGAAGCAACAGAAGAACAAATCACTAATTTGTTAAACAACTTTCATATTCAAGAAAGTAATAAAGTTAAAGAATTAGAAAATCAAATTAATTCATTAACTGCAACTGCAAATAAATATAGTGATTATGATGAAATCAAAAAGCAATTAGATGACATCAATAAGGCTAATATGAGTGAACAAGAAAAACTTGAAGCACAAAAGAAAGAGATTGAAACAAATCTTAAAAATTCAAGAATTATTGTTAATACTGCAAAAGCAAAAGAAATATTGGCTGGTCTTGATTTGGATGATGATATTATTTCATTAGTGGTTAGCGATGATGAAACAAAGACGATTTCTAGTGCTAACAAATTAAAAGCAAAATTTGATATGCAAAAAGAAAATGTTGCAAAGGAAACAAAAGAAAGTCTAATTAATATAGACTTAACTCCTAGTATATCAAATGTTAATCAAAATGATACAATGACACTTGATAAATTTGATAATATGAGTGCCGAAGAACAAATCAAATGGCTAGACGAAAATCCAAACGGATTAGATAGTCTAAATTAATTAAGTAAAAGAAGGAGAGATATAAAATGGAACAATTTAGAGGTAAAATATTTAATGAAGAAGTATTTGAAAATTATACTAAGAAATTACCTAGTACAAAAGAAAATTCATTAATAAAAAATGGTTTATTCAAAAACGTAAACAAATATAAAGCAAAATTTGCAAGTCAAACAGGTGGATTTGCAGTTGTAGAACCAATCGAAGGAAGAATTGGTGGAACACCTGTAAACTATGATGGAAATACAAATATTCCAAAAGGTGCAGAAAGAGATACTTTCTTCCAAAGAAAAGTTGCTTATGGTAGAGCAAACTCTTGGGGAGAATATGATTTCAGTGCTGACATCACAAATAAAAACTTTATGGCTGAAGCAGGTGAAGTTAAAGAATATTGGGATGAACAAAGACAAGCAACTGTATTAGCAATCTTAGAAGGTATCTTTGGTATGACAGGTGGTGTTAATGGTCAATTCGTATCTAAACACACTTACGATATTACTAATAGTGCTAATCCTGAATTAGGTGCAGACAGTTTAAATAGAGCATCTCAAAAAGCATTAGGAGATAAAAAAGGCAAATTCAATGTTATCTTTGTACACTCAGCAGTATCAACTAACTTAGAAGGATTAAATTTAATCAACTTCTTAAAATATACTGATGCTGATGGTATTGAAAGAGATTTAACTATTGGTACATATAATGGAAAATTAGTTGTTGTAGATGATGAAATGCCTGTAACATCTGATAGTACAGGAAATATTTACACATCTTATGTATTCCAAAAACAATTTTTCGAATATGAAGATTTAGGTGTTGTTGCTAATAAACCAATCGAATTAGCAAGAGATGCTTATGATAAAGGCGGTAAAACCGATTTAATTTCAAGAATAAGAGAAATTATAGTACCTATGTACATTTCTTACAAAGGAGAAGATGCTTTATCACCAGAAAATAGTGACTTTGCTACAGGTTCAAATTGGGAATTAGCAAACAATGGTAAAGTCGGAGATAATAAAGTTTATGTTGATGACAAATTAATTCCTGTTGCAAGAATTATTTCAAGAGGATAATTGGGAAAGGAGAATGGCTTATGGAAAGTGAAACAACACAATTAGATTTGTTAAAAGAAAGAATTGAATATGATGAAAATATCTTTACTGATAATACAACTTATGAAAAAGTGTTAAATAGATTGCTAGAAGATAGCAAATATGTTGCACTTTCCTTAAGGTTTCCTTACAAGGATTATTCTAATTTAGAATTACCAATTAAATATTACAACTGGCAACTAAGATGTGCGGTTGAAATATATCAAGGCATTGGTACAGAAGGTATTAAATCTTATAGTGAGAATGGCTTGAATTGGACTAGAGATAGTGGTTACATTTCTTCTGAAACGAGAGGGGAAATAGAGCCATTAGCAGGATGGATAGAAGAAAGTGATACAAATGGCGAAATTTAACCCAAAAAGTAACATATACCAAAATTGGAAGAAAGATATGTATATTGCCACGAAAGATGAAATTGAAATGGATGACTATGGCAATGAAATAGTCACATACAACGAACCATTTTTCTTTGGCAAAATAAATTATCAGCCATTAACTTCAAAACAAATGGAAGCATTTATTAAAGAATATGGTGAAACTGAAAACAATGTAGTAAGTTGTCTTATAAGTTTCAGCGATAGATACAAATTCAATGTATTTGATATAGCATATTTATATGATGCAACTCCAAGCGGAGAAGTTAAATATGGTGCTAATGCAAATTATAAGGTTAGAGCCTTTAAACCGCAAAATACCCAAATAATGGTAATTCTTGAAGAAATAACAAAGGAGGAAAGCAACAATGGATAAAGTAAAAATAAAAGACATTAAAACAGGCGCAGTTAAAGAAGTTAAAAAATCTTTAGCGGGCGACTTTATAGGAACTGGCAAATTTGTACTTGTTGATGAAGAGAAAAATAGCGAGTACAAAGAGCCAACATCATTTTCTAGTAAAAAGAATAAATAAATATGGTGATTATCAATGGGATTGAAAGTTAAATTAGAATTAACTGGAATAGACAAATTAAAAAAACACATAGATTTTGTTAAAAAAATATCTTTGTTAAAAACAGACAAAAAATTTCAAGAATATATTCAAAATAAGTTTTTAGAAACGGTAAATCAAGTGTCTATGGAAAGATTGCCATTAGGCTCATTGAGTTTAGAGTATATAGAACATAACCAAATAAGGAAAGTGGAAAACGGTTTTATTCTTTATAATGATACCGCCATTGAAACTGATACAGAAGGATATGGTGGAAAATTTAGTATAGCACTAGCCTTTGAATATGGAACAGGCATTGTTGGTCAAGATAATCCTAAATTAGGTGCTTGGCAATATAATGTAAAAGGTCACATAAATGGTTGGTGGTATCCAACTGATGATAGTGACCCTAATCCAACTAAAAAAATCACAAAAGATGGATTAATACTTGCTTGGACTAAAGGTTTTGAAGGTTATGAAATATATAGATTTACATTAGAAAGAATTAAATCAAAAATTAAAGATTGGGTAAGCAATTATGGAAACGGAGGAGTTGCAAAATGATAATAGAAATATATAACGAAATATTTAATGAATATCAAAAGTATATATATGATAATAACATTTTTGGTACAACTGTTGCAAAAGCATATACAAATGCTCCTACAAAATTTCCGTTTATTTCTTGCCAATTAAGTAACTCTATAGATACCGATTATTGCACCATAGATAAAATTGAAAAATATGATGGAATGTATTTGACAATAGATATTTACACAAAAGATAAAACCATTGATAGTAATACATACGCTTCAAACTTTATAAATGATGAATTAACTAATTTGACAATAAAGTTTTTTGAAAGTAAAAATATGAGAAGAACTTTGTGTAGACCAACTCCCAATGCTGATAAAGGCATCATGAGAAAAACAATACAATATCAAGGATTGGTTAGTTGTTATAAAAAAAATATTATAAGGAGATGAATTAATTATGTTTAATAGTATTGAAGATAGAGCGTTAAGTGAACACGAAGGTTCAGGAATATACTCTAAAAAATCAAATGGTAAGTATTCATTATTCTTACCTGTTACAGGAACAGGTGAAAATGGCGCAACACCAGCACAACTAGATAAAACAGCAGTGGGTAATAAACAAGCAACATCTGTAGAAGGACGTCAAGAAAACCCACAAAAAACTTTACCATTCTTTGCACATAGAGATAATATTAATGTATTAGAAAGTGTTAAAGGACAGGTTATTGATTTTATGAGAGTTTTGCCTGACATGACTGCTTTCAAATATTCAGGAAAAGTAAGTTATAAATTAAATAATACTGATGTTGGAGCATTAGAACAAGGAGAAATGACTATTACACCAGAAACTTCTGATGAATATGTAGAAAATTGCTTTGACTTAATTGAAGATACAGTAGTTTATACTTCTGCTATTGATGATAAAGTTAAAATTGGGCATACTGGGGCTGATGCAACTAAAACTATTGCTTTAGCAACAAATCCTAGTGATGCAACTATAACTGCTACAAGTGATACTACAGGTGTTGCAACGGTTGCATATACTACTTCAACTAATTCAATTACAATAACAGGTGTTGCTTCTGGTAGTGCTGTTATTAAATTGGTTGCAAGTAAAGCAGGATATGCTTCATTTACAAGAACTATATTAGTAGTAGTAGAATAATTAAAAAAGATATAGCAAGGCGCTTTAATTAAAAGTGCCTTGCAAATATCATAAAAAGATGGGAGATAATTATGAAGAAAAATGAAATAATAGAATTAAATGGTGTTGAATACACATTAGAATTAAATAGAGATAGTTTTTTACAAATAGACCAATTATGTAATATCCAGAAATCAATGGATATTATCCAAAGGGGTCTATACAAATATATGGATGATGAAGAATTAAGCGATGACTTTGACCTTAATACATTATCAGTTGATGAAAATGCAATAAAAGAAGAAGTTGAACTTAAGGAAAAAACATTATACAAAATTATTGAAAGAGCATTTTTGATTTGGTTAGCCCCTAATCATCACCTAAAACCATCAGAGGTAAAAGAATTACTAAAACCTTACTTTGAAGATGAAGAAAAGGAAAAATGGCTTGGTGAGCAATACGGTAAATATCTTCAAGAATGTATAGAAATTAGGGAAAGTTACAACGAAGAACAAAAAAACTTGAAAGCCCTAGCCAACAAAAAATAGTAGAAAACGAAGAAGATATATTAAAAAAATATAATGGTTCTTATTATGAATACTTTTGTAATTATCTTTTTCCACAAGCAATAGAGTACGGTATGAGTGCAGAAGAATTTTGGAAAGATGACCCACAATTATTCATTTCATACCGTACTTCTTTTATTAATAAGAAAAAAAGAGAAATGCAGGAATTAGATTATAAATGTTGGTTACAAGGGCTATATATACACGATGGAAACGGTAAGTTATTTACCTCATTAAAGCAATTTATAGGCAATATGGTGGCAGGAATGTTTAAAGGAAACAAAGATAATACAAAAATTGATACATACCCTACAAAACCATATATGGAAATTATGAATGAAGAAAAAAAGAAAAAGCAAATAACAAGTAAAGAGCAAAAATATAAAGATTTTGAAAACTCTCTTATATATTTTGGAACATTAAAACAACAATATTTAGAAAAGTTAAAAAAGAAAGGAGAGTAAAATATGAATGATAATCAAGAAGTTAGCATTAAATTTATAAATACCATAACTGGCGATAAAAAATTAGAAGAATATGAAAAACGCCTTCAAAATATTTATTCATATATTTCTAGCATACAAAAAGGTCAATATAATGCAATAGGTGAAGTAGGCAAGGTTGTCAATGGGCTTGGTAAAAGTTCTGATGAAACGAGCAAAAAAACCAAGAAATTTCGTGATATTTTGCAAAGTGCTTTTAAAATAACTAATATAGTTGCGACAATTAAAACAGTAACAAAATTAACAAAAACGATGGCAAATCTAGTAAATCAAAGTTCAGCATACATAGAAAACCTAAATCTATTAGAAGTTGCGTATGCAGACATAAATAAATCTACAAATACATTTAATAGGGATATAGAAGAAACATCTAGTCAAATAGAAGGACTAATAAACAAAATGGCTGAAATATATGGTTTGGATGAAAGCCGTTTAACAAGACAATTTGGTATTTTTAGGCAAATGGCAAATGCAATGGAACTTCCTTATGAAACTGCTAGCGATTTGTCTGAATTGTTGGTAAAAATGACTAATGATATAGCATCATTATATAATCTTGACTTAAATAGAGCAAGTAACGCATTACAATCTGCATTAGCAGGTCAAGTAAGACCAATAAGAACTGCTACTGGTGCTGATATTACAGAAAAAACATTACAACAGACAGTAGATGCTTTAGGATTAGATAGGTCTATTAGTGAATTGTCTTATGTAGAAAAAAGATTAGTAATGATAATTTCTTTGACAGAACAATTAAAAAAATCTCAGGGTGATTATGGTAGAACAATAGAAAGTGTTTCTAACCAAGTTAGAATTTTCCACGAGCAATGGGATAGATTGTCAAGGTCTATAGGTAATGTTTTTTACCCCGTATTAAAAAAGGTATTACCTTATGTTAATGCAATTCTTATGTCTTTAACCGAAATATTTAATGTGGTTGCCGAATTGGTAGCAACATTGTTTGGAGTAAATTTGAAAGAAGATTTTGACTATAGTGGTCTTGCTGGGGCTAGTGACGCCACATTAGATTTAATAGATAATATGAATGAGGCTGGTGAAGACGCAGACAAATTAAAAGATAAGTTAAATGGATTAAGAGGATTTGATAAATTAAATGTGATTTCGACGCCTAAAGACAAATCGTTAGGATTAGGAATAGACCCAAAAATATTAGATGCTTTTAACTCTGCTTTTTCAAATTATAATGATAATTTAGACGAAATAAACATGAAAGCAACTCAAATAAGAGATAAAATCATGGAATGGTTGGGATTTACTAAAGAAATAAACGAAGAAACAGGAGAAGTTACATTCAAATTTGACCATATTACTTTTGGAACTGTTTTAACAGGTGCAAGTGTTATAATTGCCACAGCAACAGCATTTTCAGTTATTTCTGGTTTTTTAAGTAAAATAGGCTTGTTTAAAAACATAGCAAAGGTAGCAGGTGGCAAGGCTATCGGCTTATCTACAATAATTGATTTGGCACTAATTATTGGTGGTGTTTCATTAAGCATCGAAGGCGTAAATAATGCATTAAATAAAGAAACTATGTGGAAAGGTGTTGGGCAAGAATTAGGAGGTCTAGCAATGACTGCTGGAGGAACTTTCCTTTTAACCAAGTCTTTAACATTAACTTTAGTTGTTACAGCAATACACGCAACAGGTCTTGCTGGTAAAAACATTAAAACTTTGTGGGATGAGATTGCTGGGGCTATAGACGAATATGGTGAAAGCCCAGATGGTAAAGTTACTTGGTCTGAAATATGGCAGTCTTGGAAATCTGGCGTTGATACGCACGTTATAAAGCCTTTAGGCAAGTGGGTTGATGAAAATATATCGACACCTTTTAACGAAATGAATAAAGTGATACAAGAGAATGGTGGATATTGGGAAAGTTGGAAAAAAGGAATGTCTACCATTATAGACACCATAAAAAGTAAAATAACATCACTAATAGACAAAATAAATGAATTGTTAACTGATAAAATACCAAGACTTTACAAAGAATTGTCAACAGGAACCGAAACAGGAGCAACAGGTATAAAAGGCTTAGCAGAAAATTGGTTGAGTGGCGTTCAAAGAATATTTGGGTTCAAAGCCAATGGTGGTATATTTGCTAATGGTCAATGGCACGATATAACAGCCTACGCTGGTGGTGGATTACCTCCTGCAGGTCAAATGTTTGTTGCTAGGGAGAATGGACCTGAATTGGTGGGTAGAATTGGCTCTCATACAGCCGTAATGAACAATGACCAAATAGTAGGTAGCGTTAGTGATGGCGTATATAGAGCAATGATAAGTGCTAACAGAGGGCAAAACCAAGGAACACAAATTTTTTTAGACGAGGAACACATGATAGGCTCATATACGTTAGAACAATTACAAGACATGGCAAAAACTAACGGGAAACCAATTACGATAGGAGGCTAAAATATGTATATATTAGCAACGAGTACAAAATATAAAGATGGTACAAAATATTATTCTAAAAGCGGTGATACATATACATTACTAATAGAAGGAACCGATTATTCGGTAGGAGATAATATTACTGGTACAATATATGAACAACTAGAGTATGATAGACTATACATTAGAACGTGGGGGAGTGATGGTGCATACCACACTTTCCCATACATTATTGATGGAATAAATACTTTACCAGAACATGAGGCAAGTGCTAACGATGCTGATAAAGAGGCTTACACAAATACAGAAGGTTATACAATAAGAAACAGAGTAAGGCATGATGTAGCAACTTTAGAATTTAATGTACCAACTATGTTTGGTTACGAATTACATGAGTTAT